AATGCTAACGTCGCAAAACTGAATGCCAAGTTCTCATTACAGGGCCAGTTCCTAGATGTAACACAGAATGGTGCTAAGCGCCGTATTAGTTTAGCATCCTTGTATTCTAGATACGAAAAAGAGATTGACGAGGCCGCCAAGACAATGCCTCTCCAACAGCTTGGTAGTCAGCAAACCTGGATTAACTTGTTTAACTACGTGAAAGGTAACCACTTGGGTGAATTCTTGGATAAAACTGATGACTTCTTGGAACCAGTCGGTGTATCTGTGAATAGTCCTGTGATCCAGAATAACACTAGCCCAGATAAACTTAACACGGAAGAGGCTAATGCAGTTGCTAAAATGGCTCGTTATGGGAAGGGTGTCACCGCTGAAAAGTATCAAGAAATGAAGAAAAAGATGAAGTTCGTGGGAGAGTAGAATGGAAATCAAGAATCCAGTTATTACATCAAAGGCTTTAAGACCCGCAGTTAGCGAAGCTCAAATTGAAACCTTTGAAGGTGATCCTTACCCTAACATACAGGCTAGACCACTACAAATGCCTGAGTTCACGGATGTTAAGCCTGTAAACCCGATGCACTCCTTACGATGGGTGGACCGCGTAGCTGGTAATGGCCAGCGTTTTGACCAGATGAAGTATGCTGGTTTCACCGTCTGTAAGCCTGAGGAAGCCAGGATGCGTAACAACATGCCTATTGAAGCCTCCATGATTAAGGATACTCAGGTTATTTATGGTAGTCTCATTCTGATGAAGATTGACAAGAAGCTGTATGAGGGGGCTTTGAAGTATAATTGGGTTAGGTCAGTTAACCGACTTCACCCAAAGGCTCAGCTTCAAGCTGGTAAAGCTAAGTTGAACGAGGCTATCAAGGAGTCAGGAGCAGCCAGGATCCCTGACTTAGCTAAGAAACTACAAGCTTTCAGACCTTCTGATGCTGAGGTTATCAAAGCCGAGGCTGAGGAGGATGGGACACTTCCAACGTAGTTGTCAACAGTCTTGACATGTTTATTTTAAGAAAAAGGAGGTAAAAAGTGGCAAGCAGCGAGATACACAGTGTACAAAGCGTAAGCGGGAATCAACCTAGAATCCGAAGGATTGGAGAAAAGGCTACTCAGACTTTCCTTTTCGGAACTCCAGTTCAAATTGACTCTGTTACTGGCTTTGTCCAAGCCTGGGACGGGGTCACCATTACCAATGGCATTGCCGGTTTCTCTAAAGAATTCGGGGCTAATCTGACAACCGGTGGTGTTGCTCAACAACAGACCTTTGGGTCAGTCCCTAACGAAGCGTTAGCTGTTAACATCTCAAGGCCATACTTTAATGATGGACAGACTGGTTTTGAGGTGTCCGCTCAGGATACTGTCTTTCTCGGCCAGGTAGGACCAGCCCAAACTGCTGTACAAAGTGACATTGGTAAACAGTACGGGCTTACTAAAGATACTGATGGGCATTGGTTCGTGGACAGGACCAAGACTACCATTGGTACTAACACCGTAGTAACGATTGTAAAACTAGATCCCAACGATCAAAGCGCCACCCCTCGGGGCGTTTATTTCACTGTGCTGCCCTCTGCTGCACAGATAGTGGCATAGGGGAGATGATACCATGACCATGGTTCGCGGTCAGTTTTCTCAGTTACAGGCACCTGGACTTCATGCGGAATTTGTTCATTGGGTAGACACACTCCAACGTGAAGAAGAGTATAGTCATATTCTACACGTTGAACCCTCTGATAAGGCATTCGAGGACGAAGTCGAGTTTTCAGGCTTGCCTCCGATGCCTCTCAAACCTGAGGGCGAAGCTACTATTTACCAAGACGCCTTGCAGGGTGGCACCAAGCGGTATATCAACTTCACCTACGCCTTAGGGGTCCGTTCATCCTTTGAGTTATATGAAGATGACCAATACGGAATCATAATTCAGGTCCCCAAGGCGATCGCTAGGTCAGCTCACTTTACTAAAGAACAGAATGCCTGGAACTTGTTTAATCTAGGCTTTACCACTCAGATCACCACTGATGGAGTTAGCATTTTTAATAATGCTCACCCACTGCTTGGTGGAACAGCCGCTACCACCTATGGTCCAGGACTGACTAACGTCATTAGTGCGGCTGGGACTTATCCAAATAGACCAGCCACGGACGTGGACCTGTCCTTTACGTCAGTACAACTAATGATTAACCAGTTTGAACGTCTAGTAGACAGTCAAGGCTTGCCCATTAGCATAAAGCCACACTACCTGATTATCCCACCTGAACTTAAGTGGATAGCCCGTGAAATACTTGGTAGTCCACATAAACCATACACCGCAGATAATGAAATCAACGCCTTGATTAAAGAAGACCTGCAATACTTCATTAGTCACTACTTGACTAGCCAGAGTGCTTGGTTTGCGGTCACCGAAAAGGATGGTCATTGGCTCAAGTTCCTTGTCAGGAAGGAACTGGATGAGGACTTTTCTGATGACTTTGATACTTTCTCAATCAAACAACTATCAAGAATGCGCTTCGCAGTAGGTGCCACAACCTGGATGGGAACTTGGGGGAGTAACGGTCCGTAAGTTATAGAAAACAAAGCACTTATTCTTCTTGACTTTCTCTAAGTTGTTGATTATACTAGCTCAAGCTCAGAAAGCACCCATCGAGCTAGAAAGTTAAGAGGAATAAGATGGAAATAAAAATCTGTCGAGTCTGTGGTAAAGAGAAGTTAGAATCACAGATGAGACCTGGTAAGAGGTACTGCTACTCATGTTCTGGTATTCGAGAGCGAGCGAGATTAAAATTAGAGATGTTGGAAGCGTTTGGGTGGAAGTGTGAGTGCTGCGGGGAGACGAATCCATTGTTTTTAACACTCGATCATAGAATACCGGGGCAGAGTTACCATACTACCGGTCTTAATACTCAACAGCTTTACAGAGTTGCTAGAAGAGAAGGGTGGCCGAAGGATAAGTACCAACTGCTTTGTATGAATTGTAATTACGCAAAGGGTTACTTTGGTGCTTGTCCACATACTCAACCTGACGTACTTAGTACTGAAAAGGTTATAGAACAGCTTAGAACTAATAACTTCGTTTTAGAGCGTGACTATTCAGTGGTCACCGAAAAACAAAAAGAGGCTCTTAAACTTGGACCCAAGTCACAACAAGTCAATCCCATTAAATCTTTAGAGGATCATTATTCTAAACAAGGACTTGATGTTCAAGAGATTATACGTCGGTTAAAGGAGAAAAAATGAAAAGATTCCTTCTTTTATTGCCTTTGTTATTCTGTTTCTTTTTGTCGCCTCAAGCGAATGCTCAACAGTATGTCCAGTCAACCACGTTGACCAATGCTGCTGTCGCAACTAACTTCGGTTACTTGTATGAAAACTCTAACATTCCTGTTCATGTAATCACATGGACATCGACTCCCGGGACTGGTACTATTTCTGCTTGTACTATCCAAATGCAGTCTTCTGCTGATACTGTTTCCTGGGCCAGTCTTGGGGCGGCTCAAACCTGCACTTCTAGCGGGTCCTTTGCTGCTACCGGAGCCTTTACTTATATCAGAATTACGACCACGGCAGCTACCCTTACTGGTAATGCCACTGTCGTTATTAGCTATTTCGGCTATACTACTCAACAAGCTTTTAGCGACGGATTTTACAACGTACCACTAGGAGCATGTGGACTTTCAGTTCCCACTACTGGTGTATGGGCGGCGGGCCCAGCCAGTGCAGGAACCTACGTAGGTCCACTCATTGTAAGGGCTGCTGCTAACGAGTTAGTCCTTCAAGGTACCACGACAGCAGCGGCTTCTGCCATTGTTCTTGATTGTGATATAACCGTACCTAGTCGATTCTCCACCGGTAAGGCTACTATCGTTACTGGCTACCAACTGTGGTACGCAGTACAGACTACAGCCTTGACATCCATCACCTCAGGGGTAGTGAACACAACTACGTTCCCGGTTACTGGTGGAACTGCCGCAGGCGTAGTAGCTGCTTCTGGTGGGGTTATAACTCTGACCCCAGCATCACCTACCTTGACAAC